TTTGAACAGCGTAAGACAGCCGAGAGCGAGAACCTTGTGCAAAAGTTGCCATCTTTTATTCTCCTAGTTATGATAACAGTACCACGCAATAACCACAGGAACGTAGTACCAAGGTGTGTCAAGAAAGCCCTGCTGTCGCTGAGCATAGTCTATGTTTACCGTAATTGTCCGACTACCTGTATAGTCAAACTTTGTTGTTGCCTCAAAAGCTTCAATGAGCGTATTAGCAAAACCCTCGCAAGTCGATGGGCCATTACCCTCAGGGCAGTATACCTGCACCCTAAATAGTCCCTGATATCGTTGCTGAGGGTTTAGTCCACGAACATCAGGAAATCTGCTTGTTGGTAAGAACATAGGTCTCATCCAACTCGTACCAGTAGTAGGCTCAAAAGAAACATTCTCATAAGCTATCTGAGTTGGTAGATTGGCTGTAGCTGCTAGTCTAGTCTCTAGGGCAGCTCTTATGTCTTGATAAATACTAGCCACGGTTTACAGATCCTGTCCTTGTACCTCTACGAAGTACGTCTGCTAGTGTAGTAAATATTGCGTACCGCTCTTCTACCTTATTAGCGTGAGGGGCGTTATTTACAAAGGTAGCCCCTTCAGTCAAATCTATAGACTGTAGCTGAGCATCGAGCCTAGAGGTCATACCACTTATAGTACTTTCAACATCAGCAAGCTCTCTCCTGTTCGAAGATATAGAGGGGCCAGAGGTATCTCCAAGAGGGTTAAGACTCATAGAGTCCGCAAATGCTCCTGTCTTTACAGGAGTAACATCCCCCAAATGTACTATACCTTGGACCAGCTTATCGGCTATCACACGCTTGGCGTAATCGGTTACCTTTTGTCCTAGCTTTGTTAACCTTGGCTCTACACTTACATCCATCACTCACTCACATCACAAAGATAGACAAGCTTAGTTGTGCCAGAAAATACTGTAGTTACACCTACGATGCTTACAGTATCACCTACACCTACAATTAAATCCTCATCATCAGGCTCAACGGTAAGCCCTAGGGCAGGTATAGCCACTCTCCTATCTCCTCTTCTAATATCCCCCAACCTAGGAACATGCCCTGTGTTGTAATTGTAGAAGTAGGCACTGATAGGGTAATCGGTTGTAGCCGACCCAGTAACTGAACCTGTGGTAGTGTCGTATGTCCCTACTGTAGATAGCTTACGAAGTGTGGCAGTTTGCCCAAACTTCTGAATCATCTTTAGTAGAGTGTAACCGTTGTTAGCCATAAGTTACGCCCGAAAATCATAGTCATCATCGCTATAGTCAGGGGGATTCTTAAACTTACCCATACGGAAGGCCGAATGAACCCTGTCAGCATCTGACCTTACACTCTCCGTGGTAGTCTTGCTTGTACCTCCCGCTTTTGCCCCAATAAGGGCTCCTGTTTTCTTACCTTGATACTCCAGACTATCGGCCAGAGCAAAGTAGTGTTGTTGTAAATGACTGTAGTCTGCACGGAGTGCACCGTCTAAATCGTGCGTAACCATACGAGAATACTTGGCCGCAATACTTTTAGCAGTCCAAGAGGCAGCAAAGTAAATATTATTACCAGCTTGAATGAGAGCAAATACTATCTCTTCATTTTCGATCTGCGGATCATTGTCGTCTGTATCCCCTACGAGAAGACGGACTGCATTTAAGCGAGAAGAAGTAGAGGTAGTACCTAAATCATTCTCATTATACGACCAAGACATTCTTTAATCCTCTGTTAGGAGATGCGCGTAATTCCTACGGAAACTACGTATAAAACCTCTTTGTTTGTCGAGTATCTTAGAAGTCCTACACTTATGCCCAGCGGCTTTTACCTTAGGCTTATTGTTTATCTGCAGAACTATCTGCTGTAGACTTTCGTGATCAAGTTCGTCGAGTCCATCACCTACTCGTACTACTGCATTTTTCTCAAGGTCATCACTGTGGCCTATTTGATGCTGTGTGTATAGGCGTAGAACTAAATCTTCCTCTAGCTCTAATTCCCTCCACTTAAGCTCATCCCCAAAGCCATAGACCTTGTTATTAACTTTTAATCTAGGGATTGCTACAAATACAGGCCTGTTGTACTGAAAAGGTATAATCATGTCGGGTTCCTTTTAAGCAGGGGGAGACTAAGCTCCCCCTTAGTTAGACTTACTGTACGATGTCTTTGATGAATACACCCAAGTCTGCACCTACGAGTTTCATCTCGTAAGACATTTTAACTTGGATCATCTCAGCAATCTGCTGACGCTTGAGGGCGTCGTCTGAGAAAGATTCAACGGTAACACCCAGGTTGTTTGCACCTGGAATTGAGTTCCACGCAAAGGTTAGACCTGCTGCTGGTGTCATACGACCTGCGCTGCTAGGTGTGTAGCACAGCAGTGCATGCTTACCACCGATGAAAGAGTTGCTTTCTGCAACACCTTCTGCTGAGTCGTTTTTGACCGCTTCCATGACATAGAAGTTCTCTACCTCAAAGATTTCAGCAAGCTTAGCATCTGTAATCAGTGCAGTGTTTGTAACAGTTGCACCACCATTCAGACGGTTAAGGATTTTGGCATTGTGTACGAGTTCATCACGTACCTCTTTACCCACAATCATTGTGTTTGGCTTAAAGCCACCAGACTTAAGCTGCATTGCGCGACGAAGTGTGGTCACGTTTTCGATTGGAGTAGAGTTAGCATCATCCCAGTACAGGAGGTTTGTACCTGACGTTGATGAAGCACCGTCGTAGTTTGTTCCCCAGACATTGTCTACAAAGAACTTAGAAGCAAACTGCTCCTCACGGTGGATCATAAGACGCATTGCAAGAGTCTCTGCACCTGCTCTGCGCATTTCCAAAGCTTCATCTTCGTTAGCAAGAGTCTGCTCATCGAAGTCCATACCAAGACCATATACTTCTGCGAAGTAGCTATCGTCTGAGATAGACATCCCGATACGGTTAACTTCAGTACGTGGGGCAAGTACTTTTACATCACCAGTGCGGTTCATGTTTGCACGGTCATACTTGTAGTACTTGTCAGACTGTTTGTCCACGCCTACAATTGGGAAAACTTTATCTGCAATAAAGTTCTCTTGGGATTGTGCATAAGCCAGTGTGAGGTTAGTCAACGGCTGGTCAATATGCACACTTGATGGGGTCAACAAGGGCATTTAATTATCCTTCCTTACGCTGCTGCGTTACCGCCTTGGATCAGTTCGATGGCGATAGTTTGACCGTCAACTCCTGCTTCCATAGCATAACCCATTATAATGTTACCTGAGGCTGCTGTTACAGCCTGACCATCAGCAGCAGCAGCGACTGAAGCGCCATTAGCAATCGTGCCACCAGCTTCAACCAGCACACGGCCAGTCATAGCTACGGTAGCAGCTTTACCTGCTGTTGGTTTATTTAAGAGAACTCCGATGCAGTTTTCTCCTGCAGAGTCTGCCAGATCTACTTGACCGTCAGCTTCCAGAGTTACAAATTTAAATTGTGCTGTTGAGAGATCTTCGCCAGCAACAAAGGTCCGTGTGTCACGGGACTGCATTACAGCCATTCTTAGTCTCCTTTGTAGGATTTATTGATAAGAGCACGGCCTTCGTCGGTCTTAGCTACCTCAGCGTATGCGATAGCGTACTGGCTCTTCTTCATTTTGTTGTCGTCCATATAGGACTTAACCATAGCATCCAGTTTGTCTGCTGCAGTGGCAAACTCACCATCTGCATCTGACTTACCAAATTCTTCCATAGAACCTGCAAAGACTGCATCTGCGCCTTTGAGGGCTTCCATAATTGACTCGTCTTCTGAGAAGGCTTTGACGAGTGTTTTAGCCACTTCAAGGTTGAAGTTAGGGAGAGCTTCTTTTGCTTTCTCGGTCAGCTCTGCGTCTGCCTTAGCAACTTCTGCTGCCTCTAATGCTTTGAGGATAGGAGCAGGGATATCTGCTTTGTTAATCTTCTCACCTTCATACTCTACGTACTCTGGCTCAGCCTTCTTCTCTACACTATCCTTGCGAATTACGTAGCCATTATCCAGCAACGATTTACGAAGGAAAGTGTTTTCAGCTTTGAGACGCTCTACTTCAATCTCTTCTGCAGTAGCGTCGTCTGCCTTCTTCATGTCCTCTTCGTAGGCTTTCATAGCTTCTTCTTCATCCATACCTTTATCCATGTATGGCTTAAGCTTTTCTTTCATGTCATCAGACATTTTTTCTACATCATGTTCCATAGGTTCTCCATTGGAATTATCTCGCTTGTACAAGGAGACCATTGCCTGTTTGTTTGCTGGACGATCCACCAAAGACAACTCCTCCAGTTCAAGCTGTTTCAAAAGGTTAGGCACTGTAGTCCTCCTTGATTGCACGGCCCCCGATAGAGAAAGCCGCAAGTTCACCAGACTTAACCATTTCCCAGACAGCATCGTCATATACTTTGTATGCGACAACCCACCCTTCACGGTCAGAC